ATCTGTTTTTCCTCTTCGCTGCGGCTGCTGGCCGCCTTTGCGGAGATGGCAGCCGCCGCGGCGGTCATGTTCATCTGCGTTTCCGCGGACAGCGCTGCGTATATGCGGCGCTTGCATTCGGCCTTCACGGCCTCGGCGCGCCGCGCCGCCACCGCCGCGTCGATGACCTCCTGCGGCACGCCGGCCTCGGCCAGCTCGGCGGGGGTCATCTCGATGTATTGGCGGGCCCCATGGGTGATCGTCAGGGTAATCATGCTGGCCTCCATCAGACAGTGCTCAGGTTGCTCACCAGCCACGGCAGGCTGGTGACAGGCGTGCCGGCGGGATCAGTGGCATCTGGAACAAGCACACCCAGCAGGTTGCCGCTCACCACCAGGTTATATGTCTCCAGCAGCAGCAGATGACCGGCGGCGCCGACAAGTGCGCAGAATGGGTTGGTCGGGATGTCGATATCACAATACGCCACCCGCACTCGCCCAGCGAGCGCATCACCTGAGTGGCCGAGCTGCACATGGCCGCAGTAGCTTTCGATCGGTGCGCGCGATCCCCACGTGCCATCAAGAGGCGGCACCACCAGCGTCAGCCCTCGATACTCACACGCTGCGTTCTGCTCAAGACGCACGCCGCCGGTGTAGCGTGTCGGATCAGTGGCGCTGCCGCTGCTGAGGCGCTCCAGCGTGACGGCGTGGCGCACCGTGTCAGCGCTGGTGATGTGCAAATAGCGCTGTTCCACCGGCACCGGCGCGGCGAAGTGATAATCACCCATCAGCCGCACCTCGCACACGCCGCCCGCCGGCGTGCGCTGCAGGGCTTCCTCGATGTTCTTGAGGGGAGCATCCTCCGTGCCGCCCGCCGCATCGTCGCCCACCGTCTGGTGGACATAGCAGCGCGTATACATCTGCGCCTGGCGCTGCTGCCAGTAGTCGCCCAGCGCATTGATGCGCTGGGTGGCGGTGTCCGCGATCTGCTGCGGCAGGTCGAGCAACAGCCCCGCCTGCTGCTGCAGGTCTGCAATCCTGTCTTCGAGCGTTGTCATGTCTGTCTCCTCTCAATCACTACCAGCACCAGGCGCGCTCGATGGCGGGCGTGAGCCTGTCCACCTCCGTCTGCACCGCCCGGCGCTGCAGGCGGATGATCTCCGTGGCCGTGCTCACCGCCAGCGGCAGCATGGTGAGATTGATGCTGGGGCCGCTGACCTCGATGGTCACGCTGTCCGCCGGCAGGGCCTCCAGCAGCAGGTAATAGGCCAGCGCCAGCGGAATGCCGGCGGTCTTGTAGGCCAGTGGGGTGGTCTCGCTGCTCCACACCGCCAGCAAAGTGCCGTCGGCCAAGAAGAACCCCACCTCCCGCACCCAGAAGCTGGGCCCATCATCCACCAGCGCCTGCACCTCTATCTCGTGCGGCGCGACCCGCCGCCCGCCGCCGACGGGCACGCGCACGCGCTCGGATCGCAGCGCGCTGGCGCTGGCCGAGGGCGCATAGGCTGCATCGCCGAGGGCGATGTGGGTGATGCGGGCCTCCAGCCCGTCATTGGCGGCGTTGAACACCGCGCGAATGCCGGCGTCCGTGATGACTGGTCTCAGCGCGTCCATCAGGCTGCCTCCATTGTCACGCTCATGATCTGCATGGCCGCGGCGGCGCTGGCCACCGTGGCGCGCGCGCTCAGCGCCGCCGGGCGGCGGGCGGGCAGCGCGCGGCTGTCTGTCTGCATGGCCGCAGCCGCATCAGCCGCACCCAGCGCATTGGCCGCATCGGGCCTGCGCCCCGCCAGCCCGCGATTGTCCACCGCCAACCCCGCGGCGGCGTTTGCGAGGGCTGCGCGGCACGGAAAGCCGGCACCGATGCGGAAATCCGTGTCCTGTGACCAGCGTTTGGTGGCGTCGATGATTGTCCTGGCGGCGCGCTGCACCCGTTCGCTGAGGATCACGCCGTCGCCGAATACGGCTTCGCTCACCCACACGGTGATCGTGTGGGTGTCATGATGGCCCCGGGGCGTCATCTGCCACCAGTGCACGATTTCCGGCGTCAGGCCGGTGAGCAACCGAACCCCCAGCTGCACGCCCTCATCCGTGCCCTTGAGGGCGTGGAGATCGTAGGCGCGGTCGATGAGGCGGCGCACCACATGCTCCGGCAGCCCTTCCGGCGGCATGAACTCTTCCAGCGACAGCTCCCAGACGGCCAGCGGCAGCATGTCCGCCGTCATTTCCGCGCTGGTGCGCATGCACAGCGTGGCGGCGCTCATGTCGATATCGGCCACGGCAGTGTCGAATGCGCCCCACAGGTAGCGCACACGGGCATCGTTGATGCCGGGCGGGATCAGGGTGTCATTGAAGCGCCGCGCCATCATGCCACCTCCACATTCACCGTCACGCCCGTCAGCACGGCAAACTGGTGAGGCTGCAGCTGACGCTCCGAGACGCCGCTCAGCGTCAGCTCGGCATCGACGACGCCGGGGATGGCCTGCACCGCGCAGGAGATGGCGGACAGCGACAGATATTGCCCGAGCCGGCGGCTCCACACGGCGGCGGCGGAGCGGATGGCGTCCGCCACCTGCTGCTGGGCGGCGGCGGGATCGCCCTGCACGCGCACACTGGCCGCGACGGCGACACTCACCGCCTGCGGCGGCAGCACGGACACATCATCGCCCTGCGGGCGGCGGGTGGCGGGATCCAGCCATTGCAGGATGCCGGCCAGCATGTCAGCGCCGGGGGCTCCCGTTTCGGTGAGCGGATAGACATGGATGTGGCCCGGCTGCGGGCGGATGACGGCCACGTCGATGATGGCCGGGTTGTATGCCCGCACCATCTGCTCATAGGCGGCGCGCGGGCCGGCCTTGGAGATGCGCTCGAAGGCCTGCGAGATACGCAGGCGATAGGCATCGTCGGCCTCCTCCGCCGCGCCGCCGCCGCTCTCCGTGGCGTTCTCCGCGGCGACGGCAAAGGGCAGCGGCGTGATGATCTCCGTGATCTGACCGGGCAGGAAGCCATTGCCCATCTGGCCGGCCACCGTGCAGGTGGCGCTCACCTTGCCCGTCAGCTCGCCGGCTGCGATGATCAGATCATCATCAGTGGCGAATGCCGGCGCGTCGCCTCCGGCGGATACCAGCGTGCCGGCGGGAATGACGCGATCTTCCGCCGCCGCCGCCGGCAGGGTGAAGCGCAAGGTGGTGCGTGCCGGCGCGGCCTTGAGCCGGAAGGTGGAGACATTTGCCCCCAGCACGTCCAGATGCTGGCCGGAGGCGAAGGCCACCCAGCGCTGCTCCACGGCCATCTGCCCCTGCTGCCCCAGCAGGGCCAGGGCATAGGCCATCATGTCGATGTAGAGCATCTCCACCTGCGCCGGATATATCTTGCGGCGCGGCCCGGTGGGGTCATTCTCCCACCAGTCGATGAGCCGCCGCCGCCAGGCGGCGGGGTCGGCCTCAAATACCTCTGGCGCGCCCCTGGCGCGCAGCTCTTCCAGCGTGTGTGCGCGGATCATGGCCGTCATGCCGCCAGCCTCCCGTCCTCGCCGGCGGCGAGGAACACCTCGGTGCGGATGATGTCCGCCAGCACATCAGCGCGCGGACGCCAGGCGATGACGGCGCGGAAGCGGTGGAACTCCAGCATCTCCACCTGCACCGGCTCGGCCAGCTCGATACGCGGCTCCCAGCGGGAGAGCGCATCGAAGATCTCGCGGGTGATCATCGGAATGGCCACCGCCGGCGGGCGGTCGATGTAATCGAGAGCGGCGCAGAATTTCTCCGGCTCCAGCGGCACGGAGCCGGGCGGGGTGAGGATGATGGTGCGGATGGACTGCTCCAGATCGTCCAGCCCGGCGGCAATCTCGCCCCACGGCGGGGCATCGCCCGGGCGCACGCGCAGCTGCCAGTGCAGATGAGGTGTGTCAAACCGCTCCGTCATACCGCCACATTAGGCAGCCAGGCATGCGCCAGCAGCCGGAAGGGTTCCGCCGCGCCTTACAGCGCGTAGACCTTCGATGCTGAGCCGACGGCGGCATCGCCGGCGCTGTCCACATCGCCCTTGCGATGCACGAGCGCGCCACCTTCACCGCCCAGGTGCACCTCACCCTCCAGCACGATCTTCGCCGCTTGAATGCGCACTTCCTGCGCGTTGCGCACGGTGAGCGTGCCGCCCCCCTTGGAGATGACGATCTCCATGCCGGAGCTGGTGCGGATGTGAATGCTGTCGCCGTCGCTTGTGGGTGGTGTGTCGGCGTCGGAATACAGGCTGCCGAGGATGCAGCCGTCCTCGCCGTCCCAGTCCAGCAGGCAATTCACCTGCGCGCCCACGTCCGGCATCCAGTAGGCCTTGTTGCCCGCCGCCGCCGGCTGGTTCACGCTGAGCCAGAAGCTCACATTGCCGTCTTCGTCGGAAAACTCCACCCGCGCCCGCCCGCGGGCGGCGTCCACCTCCTTCACGATGCCGCGCTTGTAGGGGCGGTTCTTTTCGGATGTATGCACGCGGCTGCTCACGTTCACACTCCCTTCAGCTCGATCTGCGTGGTGTAATTGGCGCGCTCGATGCGATGGCGCGCCACATGGATCAGGTATTCACCGGCGTATTTCCCAAAGCCCGCCCCCAGCGCCACTTTTTGCCCGGCGCACAGCAGCGGATCGCCCACCAGCGCCAGCCGCGCGGTGCGCCTGTCCTCGTTGGCCTTCTTCAGCCGCCCCTTGGCCAGCGCCTCGGCCTGGGCGCGGTTTTCCACCCGCTCATCGATCTTCAGTTCATCGCCGGTTCTGGCCCGCGGGTCTTCGGCCCTGGCCTCCACGGTCTTCTTCCTGTCCGGGTCGAGATATTTGACCGTGGCCTTGCTGTAGATCTTGTCGGCCTGCTCCTGGGCCTCCCATTCGGTGATCATGGTGCCGGCGGCCAGCTCGAAAACGCGCACCGGCGCGGCCTGTTCCAGCTCCTCGCGCAGATAGAAGACGAGCTTGCCGTGCTTGAGGCTGACGAAGTGGCCGTAATCCTCCGCCAGCCGGCGGATGAAGGCGAGGTCGCGCTCGCGGCGCTGGCGCTTGTAGGCGAAAAACACATCGCGGATCTTGCCGCTGACGGCATAGCCGTTGCGCGCCGCCACCTCCTCGATGATGGTGCGCAGTTTTTTCCGCTCATATTCCTTTGGCCGGCGCGTTTTCAGCGCCCGGCTCTGATAGGCGCTGGTGGCGCGGAACTCCAGCACGTCGCCACTGCGCGAGCCTGAAGCCCGCGGCACGTCCACCTCATAGGTGCCGCACGGCATGACCGGCCCGCCGCGATAGCCGATGCTGGCCACCACCACGTCGCCGCGCTCTGGCCGCCACGGGCCGCGCCACAGCCCTGCCGCGTCCTGCAGCTTCACGGCGATCTCATCCGCCTTGCCGTGCAGGTGATCCGTCCACTCGAAGGAGAGCAGATGGGGCGCAAGCTCGCTGCCTGCGTCCACGCCATTGATGATGAGGCTGACGAAGGGCTCCGGCAGCCGGCTCATTCCAGCACCTCCCGTTTCCACGGCGGCAGGCTGGCGGGGTCGGGATCCGGCTGCTCGATGACCGGTATCTTCAGGCGGGTGCGCGGCGGGATGATGGCCGGCACGGCGGCCAGATCATCCAGCCACAGGTGGCGGTTGGCCCCGATGATGAGGCCGGCCAGCATGGCGTCGCCATAATATCGGTGCGCCAGCAGATCCCAGCGCTCGCCGGGCTGCGCGATGTGCTCGAAATGCTCGCCTGTCAGCCGCACGCCCATGTCAGCCCCTCCGCACCAGCGGATTGATAAGCGCGATGGCGGCGGTGGCCACGCCAATGATGCCCCCCAGGCTGAAGGACGCGCCAGGAGCCTCGATCAGCTCCAGCTCGCCCTCGATGCGCACCGGCCTGCCGTCTGGAGCGGCCTTTTGATGCGTGATGCGCACAGACTGCACCACATAGCGCTTGCCCAGGTATGCGCCGTTGCCGTGCACCAGCGGCAGCGCGGTGCGGCTTTCGCGGGCGGCGCGCAGCTTTGCGTATTGCGCCGACACGTCGCAGAATGTCTCGTCGAAAAAGAAGCGGAAGCTGCGCCGGTCGTTTTCCTCGCCGGCATCCTGCAGCACGGGCTTGCCGCGCACCACCTGGTGTTCGTTGATGGTGTTTCCCAGCTCCTCCTCGGAGCCGGTGGGGCCGGTCATGACATCCGTGCCAAGGATGATATCGCCCAGCAAGGCATAGGCGCTCATGGCTCACCTCCGTCAGAAATCCAGCCGCTCGCGCTCGCGCTGACGGCGCTCCAGCCTGTCCAGCAGTTCATCCAGGTGCGCATCGAGCGCCGCGCGGATCTGGGCCGGGTCGGCATTGCCGTGCACGGTGATCTGCGGCGCGTAGCGCACCTCGACGCGGCTGTCCTGCTGCCGCGGCGCGGCGGGCGCGCGCAGGGCCGCGCCGGCAATGGCCGCCGGGCCGGGCGAGAGCGGCTCGATGGCAGGCGTGGCCAGGGCCATCTGCCCGGCCATGCCGGCGGCAGCCAGCGAGGCGGCGGCGCGGCGCGACAGATCGGCCAGGCGGCGCAGATTGTCATTGTGCGCCACCCAGCCGGAGCGGCTTGCATAGATCAGTTCCGGCCCGCGCTCGCCCACCAGCAGCGGGCCGCGCCCATATGCGCCACCGGATGCCCGCGCCTGCGTCTTCTGCGCCGCGGGCTGTTTGCCGCCGCCAAACCAGTTCTTCGCCCAGTCCGGCAGCGTGAAGATGCTGGCCAGCTTTTTCTTCGCCCAGCCGGCCAGCCCCGCCATGACCTGCTTCATGCCGTTCCAAAAGCTCTGCAGGGCCTTCACACCAGCCTCGAACAGGTTGAGATTGGCAAAGGCATTGCGCACGGTGCTGATGGCGGACTGCAGCCCGCGCATCAGCAGCCCCGGCCAGTTCACCGGATTGATCAGCGCGCCGATGTCCAGCGCCCGGAAATGATCGGTGAGGGAAGAAATCGCCGCTGCGAGACCAGCAGGCAGAAGCGACTGCCAGTCGATGCGGCCGATCAGGTTGCCGGGTATCAGAGAGGCGATTGCCCCGCGCACGGTGCTGATGGCGGACTGCAGCCCGCGCATCAGCAGCCCCGGCCAGTTCGCCGGATTGATCAGCGCGCCGATGTCCAGCGCCCGGAAGCTGGCCGTCAGAGAGGCGATAATGTCCTGCACCTTCTGACGCAGGCCGGGGAACGGATCGAATGGCTGGCTCAGCCATTGCACGAATGCCTGCCAGGCCGCCGCGGCCCGCTGCGGCAGAGAGGCAAGGAAGCCGATGAATGCACTGCCGCCGGAGACCACGGCGGCAATGCCCGCGCTCAGCAGGTCTATGGCATGAGCAACGCCCTCCAG